CTGCTTCTTGGTAGTCTGGTCCTTTGTAGTCTTTAATAGACCAATGTGGTCTATAATGACAATTGTCACTATGTTCTCATCATTTGGTATATAGCGCTTGTTATACTCATCAAGCTGCTCAATACTCCCATTTTTCAAAGCATGCGCCTTTAGTTCTTTAGCAACACCTACAGCATTCTCTGGACCATCAATGATTGTAATAACATTAGACATTTCATTAATGTAATCCTCATACATCAAGAACAGATCGTGCTCATCATGATCCATTTTCTCTGTCCAACCTAGCAACTTAGCTACAGGAATAATCAACCCATGATCTATAAAGATCTTTCTAGAGACCCATTTAGCCATTTTATACGTCCTACTACGCTCCATTGAACGATATATAATATTTAGCTTGATTTTTGGGTCTGCCTGATTGATATACCAGTCAAAAGGGTTCAAAACAAACGCATCATCAATAAAACTTGTTTTACCAGAACCTGTTAAACCACCTACCAGGAAGTACATGCTCTTACGTATGCCAATATACCTATTCAGCCTATCAAAACCCATAGGTATACCGTTATTCCTCCCTGCCAGACCAAGCTCCACCTCGTGTTTTAATAGTTCAAAGCTCATAGGTTATTTGTTTTGGTTATAGGTTTTGTTGTAGTATTCTTCTGCTGATTGTTTTAAACTTTCTCCTTCCGTAATACAATCGTTATAAAAAGAATTAGTAAAATCTATTATCTGCTCTTTTTCTTTTTCCATACAATCATTCTTGAACATTTCCCAATGCACACTATTAGGATTAATATCTTTCATTAGTTCAATTCTCGCTAGTGCTAGTTCCATTACTGTTTTCATAATGCTTCTATTTCTTGTTTCACTTCTAGCCAATATGGCACTTCTATACATTCAACAGTCAACATCTCTTTAACTGCCACCAATGCACATTGTTTGGCTAAGTCTGGTTTATGTCCTAACACTGCCATATAGCTTAACATTAAATAAGCTGCCTTTTGTTTAGGTGTCATATGTCTGTTCCTCCTGTTGGTTTAGGTGCTTCTTCAATCACCTTACCACCCTCTTTAATTAGTTCAATAAATGGCTCAAAGCTTCGTTGATTCAAATAGGTGAAACTATTCTGTATAAAGCTGAGCCTGTTTGTGCCAGTCTTGACAGAGTTTTCTTTCTTCTGAAGGACGTCAAAATTCAGTGCTTCTATTAGTTGAGCTGTTGTATATTCTCCCTCAAGAAGAATCTTATCAAACTTGAGCCTACATTCATCTCTGTTCTGTTTAAGGCCTCTGTTTCCTGTAAATTTCTTATCCTTGTAGGTGAATGTGTCTGTGCCTGGATATGCTTTCCACCACTCTTCAAAATCTGTGGTGGCAGGTTTACGTTTAATAATCTTTGTTTCTTCTTTACTTTCCATAAACTTAAGAAGCTCTATTCCTTCTGTCGTTACCTTCTCATCACTAGTGGATATGAGTCCCTTTCTGATTAAAGTTTGATAGAGCGCAGCGATCTTCATGCTTCCTTCGCAAAGAGGCTGAACATCCATCTGCTGCTCTATCAACTTTAGGAGATAAATAACATCCAAAGAATAGCTTTTCTTAATGAGCTCTTCAAAATGGTAAGGCGTTATCTTTAAGTTCATTAGGGTGGGGTTGTTTTGTCTGATAAATCACTGTAATCCGTGCAGGAAGTCTATTCTCTTCTTCAATGATTTCCTGCATAATGTCTTCTTGCATTCTAATCAAGTCAGCCTGCAAATATACGGATTCTTTCAGATAATCCCGTTCAAAATCTTCATCCATAGCTTTAAATTTTAATAGGAAGCCCAACCAAAGAATACCCATTCACCATATCTTTCATTAGATGATTTCTTATATGTAATCTTAGCAACGAGAGCATGTGCATACTTCTCAAGCCTTCTTTCCATCTTAATCGTGGTGCTACATTGATTCTTTTCTGAATAAGCACGAGCAAGTTTAACAGCATCTCCTTTAGTTATAGAACTAGCTATTACAGACTCACCACAATAGATGATGTAATTAAGAATCCATTTCTTTGTACCAGGAGTGACAATATGCTCCACTTGACTCTTTGTCTTGTTCTTGTTTTCAATAGGTTGCTGAAGACAAATAGCTTGTGCTCCTTGGTGTTTTGTAAGCGTGTTCATGGAGTCATCCATAAACTGAGCCATGCTCTTACCACTAGCTTTAAACTCTTTTGTTATGTCTCTGTAGCCTGCTGAAGAGTTAATGTGACCGCTATAACCTTCTTGATGACCATATTCATCTTCAGCACGTTCTACAGCACGACCGTAAGCATCTTTAACATCCTTACCTTTAGATTTAATAGTGAACCAATTTGCTCCCATAATTGTTGATTTTAAAGTTTTGTGTCTGGATGATAATCATCATCATCGTCATGCCAACATGTAGTTGTTGGATCATCATCTAAATCTTCTTCTTCCTCATATAGAGGGCCTTTATTTATTTCACGGGCAAGGCATAGCCAGGCAGTCACTAAGACCGCAATAAGAATGTAAGTGAACATAAAGGATTAGTCTTTTATGCGAAGGCCATACCTCAGATCAAACCACCGGAAGGTTTGCTCAGCCTTGCCTTTGTTAAATTTAAATATCTTCCTTAGGAGAGGAATTGCATAAGACTTGAACATGTCGTGCTGTGGTGTGGTCATCGTGAAATTGTGAAACCACATCTCATCTTTTTTAGCATCTTCTGTGGTTTTACCCACCATATTCAGTTGATATTCAATAAGATGATCGTTTATGTTAGTTCTATTGACAGTCTCCTTAGGCTGTGAGAAGAATTTATTGAGCTTTATCTGCTCTAAGAATTCAGTTTTATCCCACACCTCAACGTGTGGACGCTCTTCAATAAAAGACAGCTTAACAATGTCCCCCTTGATATAACTAATAAAGCAAGGAGCACCAATGTAGTCCTTGAACTTGTCTCCTTTCTTGATGTTCATACTAAAATAAACTTAATTGGTTAGGATTTACCACCACCTTGCGCTTTCTGCCTTCATAAATAACCTTATAGATTATCTTCTCAGCACGCTCAATGTAATAGTCGTAATTGATATTATCCAGAGGATGGTCTTTGCTTAGGTTATTGCACACTGTAGCTAGCCAATCACCAGCTTCCACTTGGGAAACAGCTGCAGCACCGCTCTGTGAATCTTCATTCTTAACCTTTAAGAGCTTCTCACCTGTATTTGAGATGTAATAACGAATCAGCTTATTGTATATAGTCTTCTCACCTGTGGACCTATTTATGCCTTCATAATGGAAATCCTTGCTAGCTTTCTGCCTTAAGCAGAAGTCAAAGATATTACCATGAGCCCTAATAGTAGTGTCAATAGGTATATTATGAAGAAAATATTGTTCAAGAGCCAGAGGTACAATTCTAGCTGACTTGTTTTTATGAAGCTCGAAATCCGTGAGAAAATCGCCTTTCTTTTTAACTTCTCCATCTGTTTTTATTGCAATATAATCATTTACTGTAGAAAATATAATCTTTTGATAGTCAGTACGTTCTAGCTCATATTTAGTGAGCTTTGCCCACCATGCATTAATCTCATGCATCTTATCTATGTAACATTTCTTTATCATAATTGTTACACCGTCTGTATTAGCAGATATAACGTGTATACCAGCTAGTTCATACGCTTCAATAAGCATCATAAGACTCAATTCACCTGTAATAGTGGTGAACATAGTGAGTTGTCTATCGTAGATCCAGTTTTGCATATCAGAGCTCTTACCATAAACAGAGTTTACAGCAAGCTTTAGTGCTCCTACAATACCTTTAATCTTCTTATCTGTCTTAGCTAAAGGCTTGAGTTCCAATCTCTTATCAAACATGGCTTGATAACCTCGTAAGAATGATGGTCCCAAGTGTTGTGGAAAGCGCCCGTTATTGATGATGATGGCTGGATAATAGGAACTAACGTCCCAATCTACTATATTATGCTCATCATCAGCTTCAAATATCTTTGGGCTATTCTCTGTGTGCAATCCACCCTTCATAAAAGAATACACATTGTTGTAGAAGTGTAGCTCCTCTTTAAAGTCATCCTGCAAGCCTAGAGTCAACCTCTTAATCTTCTTGAGGAAGTCTTGTAGCTCTTTGGTTTGAAACTCTACATATGGTGCTATACAGTTCTTTACAGTGATGTTTTTTCTGAAATACCCTTTCTTTGGAAGTTCTCTGTATTCTATTCCCTTCTCCTGGCAGTAGTATTTCTTAATCATCTCATCTCCTATCTTACTATCTGAATAGTTAAGACATGGTATATCAAACTCAGCTTCAATATCCTGTCTAAGCTCAATCTGATTGTTTCCTTTGTACAATGGGTGATTAGTTTCACCAATAGTGACTAAATAGAACTGATACGTGGCCCAAACATCATTCAGACAGTATTCTGTTGTCTTAATGATATCATCATCTGTGAATCCCACCTTATCATGAGGAATAGGCATCTCTTCAATATTCTCAAGATCCATTTCAAACTCCAACCTCTTTAAACTAACACGTCTATTCTTGTTGTCAAAGTGGTGAATTCTAAACAGATCAATCTGTTTGAGAGATAGGTCATATTCTCTGTATTCAGGGAACACATCATGATTGGCATCATCAATAACATCTGTAGCCTTCTGATGGATTCTATCTGTAATTTCTAGACTAGAAAGCTCATGCCAATCATGATGACTACGCATCACCCATTCTATCACCTGAGAGTCAAAGCGCAAGTTGTTGTAGCCCACCCAATGATAGTCTTTGTGCTTCTCTGTGAAGTT